TTCACATTCCCCGACGAAACCGAAGTCGTGCTGGACAAGGGCGCCACCGAAAAAACAGCGTCCGAGACAGACATCGAAGTCGTGGACGACACGCCAGCCCAGGATCGCAACCGCAAGCCCATGGCGGAGGCTCCCGCCGACCCCACGGACGACGAGCTGGCCAGCTACAGCGACACGGTCAAGAAACGCATTCAGCACTTCACCAAAGGCTACCACGAAGAGCGCCGGGCCAAAGAAGCAGCGCAGCGTGAAAAAGACGAGGCGTTGCGCCTGGCCCAGTCTGTGATCGACGAGAACAAGCGGCTGCAAGGGTCGCTGTCTCAGGGGCAACAAGCGCTGCTAGAGCAGGCCAAACGCGTGGTTGCGCAGGAGATGGAGCAGGCCAAGGCCGCCATGAAGGCCGCTGCAGAGTCTTTTGACACGGACGCCATGGTTGCGGCCCAGGAAAAGATGATGGAGGCCCAGCTCAAAGCCGAAAAGGTAAAAAATTATCGGCCGGCCCCTGTACAAACGCGTGAAGATGTTGTACAAACACCACAACAGGCCCAACCAGCAGGGCAAGCGGACCCCAAAGCCGCTGCCTGGATGCAGAAAAACCGCTGGTTTGGCGAAGATGAAGAGATGTCGAGTTTTGCGCTTGGGGTGCACAACAAACTGGTGCGAACCGGCGTGGACCCGACATCCGACGATTACTACGCGAAGCTGGATTCGCGTATGCGGGAAGTGTTCTCTGATCGTTTCGAGTCGGAGAACCCCGGGGCAGCCCGGCAGACATCGAACAACGTAGTGGCCGCGGCAACGCGCAGCACAGCCCCCAAAAAGGTGGTGCTCACGAAGACGCAGGTCGACATCGCCAAGCGGTTGGGGGTTCCTCTGGAGCTGTACGCCCGTAAGGTTGCTGAAGGAATGAGGAGTTGACATGAACGCACCACAGAATCGCACACCACGTGAGTTGCAAGACCGCGAAAAGTCAATGCGCAAAGCCGCCTGGGCACCCCCGACGCTTTTGCCAGACCCAGCCCCAGAGGCCGGGTACGCTTTCCGCTGGATTCGCACCAGCATGTTGGGCACTGCCGATGCCACCAATGTCTCCGCCAAATTCCGTGAAGGTTGGGAACCTGTGAAGGCTTCAGACCACCCCGAAGTCCAGGTGATGTCCGATTTGAACTCCCGGTTCAAGGACTCCATCGAGATCGGCGGACTGATCCTCTGCAAAACCCCTGTCGAGTTTGTCAATCAGCGCGACGCCTACTTCCGTCAGCAGGCGCAGTCGCAGATGACATCTGTTGACAATAACTTCATGCGAGAGAACGACCCCCGTATGCCGCTCTTCAGCGAAAAACGGTCGGAAGTGTCTTTCGGTTCTGGTAACTGAATCAGGAGTTGACTATGGCTTATCCTACCCTGGACGCCCCTTACGGGCTCAAGCCGATCAATCTGATTGGCGGCGCGCCTTTTTCCGGCAGCACCCGCCTCGTCAAGATTGCATCGGGCTACGCCACTGACCTTTTGGTCGGCGACGTGGTGAAACTCACGACTGATGGCTCTGTCATCAAAGACACTGGTACTGCAACGGCCACCCCTCTGGGCGTGTTCCTGGGCTGCCAGTACACCAACCCATCCACCAACCAGCCCATCTTCACGAACTACTGGCCCGCCAGCACGTCCGCGTCTGATGCCTACGCGGTGGTGATGGACAACCCCGATGCGCTGTTCAAGATCGCCATCGTTTCCAGTGGCACCACGATCAGCACTGTTGGTCGCACCGCCATCGGCAACAATGGCACCTTGGTGCAGAACGCGGGCTCAACCGCAACGGGTGTTTCCCGTGTGGCGCTGTCTTCCACGACTGCAACAACCAACACGCTGCCAGTGCGTATCATTGACGTTGTGCCAGACACGGCCACCGGCACGGATGCGTTCACGGAAGTGATCGTCAAGTGGAACTGGGGCATGCACCAGTACCAGAACGCAACCGGTGTCTAAGGAGTAAATCATGGCAATTTCACGTGCACAACTGCTCAAGGAACTCCTGCCCGGCCTCAATGCGCTGTTTGGTCTGGAGTACGCCAAGTACGGCGAAGAGCACAAGGAAATCTACGACGTGGAAACGTCGGAGCGTTCTTTTGAAGAAGAAACCAAGCTGTCCGGATTCTCCGCCGCCCCGGTGAAGAATGAAGGCGCGGCCTTGGCGTACGACAATGCTCAGGAAGCCTGGACGGCTCGCTACACCCACGAGACCATTGCTCTGGGGTTCAGCCTGACCGAAGAAGCCATCGAAGACAACTTGTATGACTCGCTCAGCGCGCGTTATACCAAAGCGTTGGCTCGGGCCATGGCCTACACCAAGCAGGTCAAGGCCGCCGCAATCCTGAACACCGCCTTCTCTGGCGGGCCTACCTATGGTGATGGCAAAGTGTTGTGTGCAACGGATCACCCCCTGGTGTCCGGTGGCACGAACAGCAACCGCCCAACCACGGGTACGGATCTGAACGAAACCTCTTTGGAAAATGCCGTGATTCAGATCGCGGCCTGGACTGATGAGCGCGGGCTTCTGATTGCGGCCAAGCCCAAGAAGCTGGTGGTTCCGCCTGCGCTGCAGTTCGTTGCAACCCGCTTGCTGGAAACAGAGAAGCGTGTGGGCACAACTGACAATGACGTGAACGCTCTGCGCTCCAATGGATCCATCCCTGGTGGCTACACCATCAACCACTTCCTGACAGACACCAATGCCTGGTTCCTGTTGACGGACGTGCCAAATGGTCTGAAGCACTTTGTGCGTGCCCCCATGAAGACGGGCATGGACGGCGACTTTGACACTGGCAACAGCCGGTACAAGGCCCGGGAGCGTTACAGCTTCGGTGTCAGCGACCCGCTGGGCATCTACGGCTCACCCGGATCGTCCTGATCCGCGGTGCCGCAGTCGAAAAAGAGCCCTTCGGGGCTCTTTTTCTTTGGTGTTGTTGACATGCCACACAATCCCTTGTAATCTTCAGGCACCGGAATTCCGGCGCATCTGACAGGTCCGGCTGACGACATGCAGACAGTTGCGCTTAGCTCGCATGTGAGGAACACAAAATGGGTTTTGCTACACACCTTGGCCCCTGGCTTCTGGGCACCGTCAAAGATACAACCGGCACCACCGCCGGAACCATCCGGAATACGGGCTGCACGCTTGTCGAGCAGTTCGCCACGCTTTCGTACACCGACACCGCTGTCAAGAACATTGCTGTCGTCCCCGCGGGCGCCGCGATTCATGTATTTCTGTGCGACGTTACGGTGGCTTTCAACGCGGGCACCAACAACGTCATTACTATCCAGACGGCCGGTGGGCAGTCTTTGGCGACGGTCACAGGCACCGGAGCCCCGATTGCGGTTGGGCGTAATGCCATGGCGGTGACTGCCGGGGGTATTGCCACCTACGTCAACGTGGGTACGACTGACGTCATCATCCAGGCTCTTTTTGCAGGCACCGGCACAGCTGCCACCACGGGTACGGCCTACATCACCACGGCGTACGCGGTGCGTGATGTTGATGGCTCCGCTGCTCCTGCCAACGCCTAATAGGGGGCGGCAATGAACGCAGACGTACTTGCCATATCCTTGGCAGCCTCCGGGGCTGTCACGGATGCGCGAACTCGGGTCAAGGGGCTAGTTATCGAGCCCGGTGTTTCTGCGGGAAGTGTTGTCATCAAGAACGGTGGTTCTGGCGGCACTACCATGTTCACTGTGAACACCCCCGCTGCCGGCCAGCTGACCACTGTCCTTCTTCCTGGCGACGGCATGCTCTGCAGCACAGACGCGTACGCCGTCCTCACCAATGCAAAAGTCACCGTTTTCTACGGCTAAGGAGCACTCATGAAAAAGCCATTTCCGTTCCCCTTCGAGAAGTCTGCCAAGGACAAAGAGCCCAAAGGCATGAAAGAAGGCTCCAAGAAGGAAGAAGCCATGGACAAGACGCAAGCCCGGTTTGCCAAAGGCGGCGGCGTTGAGCTGCGCGGCAAGACCAAGGGCAAGCAGATTGTGATGCGATGAGACCGTCGCGTGGCATGGGCGCCATCGCCCCTTCCAAACGGCCGCGCGAGATCAAGAAGCGTGACGGGAATGAACCTGTCAAAATCTTCAAGAAGGGCGGGCCTGTGCCGCCGAAAGACAAAAAATGAAGACCACGGGCACCGCTACGTTCGACATGGACTTCTCCACAATTGCGGAGGAAGCCTGGGAGCGTGCGGGCCGGGAAATGCGTTCGGGCTACGACCTGCGCACAGCCCGGCGTTCGATGAACCTATTGTCCGTTGAGTGGGGCAACCGGGGCATCAACATGTGGACCATCGACCAGGGCTCGCTGACCCTGGTTCCCGGTACAGCTTCATACGACCTCCCGCTGGACACGATCGACTTGATCGAGCACGTGCTACGCACCGGCGCTGGCAGCGTCAGCACACAAACGGACCTTCCGCTGAACCGGATCAGCGTGGCCACGTACTCCACCATCCCCAACAAGCTGACAACCGGGCGCCCGCTGCAGGTCTGGATTCAGCGCTTGTCTGGGCAGACGGACGCCGACAACACGGTGCAGTACCCCAAAATCCACGTCTGGCCCGTGCCAGACAGTTCGCAGACGTACACGCTGGTGTACTGGCGTTTGCGACGCATTCAGGATGCCGGTGCGGGTATCCAGTCGGCTGATGCCCCATTCCGTTTCCTCAACGCGTTGGTGGCAGGCCTGGCGTACTACATTGCGTTGAAAGTCCCGGAGTTGATGCCCCGCGTGGACATGCTCAAGGCCGTGTACGAGGAGCAGATGCAGCTGGCCATGGGCGAAGACCGGGATCGGGCATCCGTTCGGTTTGTGCCTCGCATGTCCATCACGAGGTGATCCGTGGCCACGACGTTCGCATCGGGGCACAAAGCTGTCGCCATGTGCGACAAGTGCGGCCAGCGTTTTCGGTTGAAGACGCTGAAGAAAGAGACCTGGGCCGGCAAGCAGCTTAATTTCAAGGTGTGCCAATCCTGCTGGGACCCGGACCATCCGCAGTTGATGTTGGGCAAGTACCCGGTCAACGATCCGCAGGCCGTCCGTGAGCCGCGGCCGGACACTACGTACGACGAGAGCCGTGCGCTTATTTTGCCTATTGTCGGCGCGACCGCTTTTGGTTATGCTGGCGCAGTTACAGAGGTGACATCATGAGTGAGCCAAAATACCACACGCCCAAGCCTGTCCCCGTGCCCGCCGGTGCTGGTGGAGGCGGTTATCCGCAGAATGCACCGACCAAAGCCACGACGCCTATTCGCGGCGCGGGCGCGGCAACCCGGGGCAACAAGACGCGAGGTCTGGTGTCGTGAATTACACCGCACTCTGCACCGCTATCGAGAGCTACTCGGAGAACTCGTTTGAAGCCTCCGATCTGGCGACGTTCGTCAAGCTGGCGGAGCAGCGTCTATACAACCTGGTGCAGACGCCGGTCTTGCGGAAAAATGTCACAGGTACTACAACGGCGGCCAACAAGTATCTGGCGTGCCCGACGGACCTGCTGTCTGTGTTTTCTCTGGCGGTTGTGGACGGCACTGGGGCGTACAGCTTCTTGCTGAACAAGGACGTCAATTTCATTCGGGAGGCCTACCCTTCCCCGACGGACACAGGCCTCCCGGCGTACTACGCCTTTTTTGGGTCGCAGTCCGCGGACGACAACGAGCTGACGTTCATACTGGGCCCCACGCCCGACGCAGGCTACACGGTCGAGCTGCACTACAACTACTACCCCGAGTCCATCGTCACGGCTGGCACGAGCTGGTTGGGGGACAACTATGACTCCGCGCTCCTCAACGCAGCTTTGATGGAGGCCATCACTTTCATGAAGGGCGAGAAAGACATGGTGGATCTGTATCAGACCCGCATGATTGAGTCGATCACAGGCCTCAAGAACCTGTCCGACGGCAAACAACGGCAGGACGCCTACCGTTCCGGCCAAGTCCGCACAGGGGTTATCTGATGAACATTCAGTCCGTTGCCGACGTCGGCATGCTTCGTATTTTCAAGGTGGACAACCGCGGGTTTACCCCCGAGGAGTTGGCAGAGCAGGCCTTGGGGCGTATCATCTCTATCGGAGACACGTCAGACCCGGTGTTGCGTGCGCAAGCACACGCTTTTCGGGACCAGCTTCGGGGTGTGCTGACAGAGTACATGCACCGGGCGATTCAGTCGCACATGTGCACTTTGACAAACAAGCTCAAGGCCCAGGGGCAGGAGCACTTGCTTTACATACTGGAGAAATGAAATGGCTGGATTTACAACCGCAATGCCCACGTCCTTCAAGGTCGAGATCCTGAAAGGCACGCACAACTTTACTGCCTCTACGGGCAATACCTTCAAGTTTGCACTGGCCAAGGCCACGGCAAGTGTCGTGGGTACCTACGGCGCGGCCACCACCAACTACTCCAATCTGACCGGCAACGCGGACGAACTGCCGGCCACCGGCGGATACTCCACAGGCGGCAACACGCTCACGTCGATCACACCCGTGGCGGACGGCACCACAGCCGTTTGTGACTTCAACGACAGCACCTGGTCCAGCGCCACCTTCACAACCTCTGGCGGGATCATCTACAACAACTCGGCCAGCAACGCCGCGTGTGGCGTGTTCAGCTTTGGCGGGGACCAGACAGTTTCTGCGGGCAACTTCACCATCCAGTTCCCCGCAGCTGTCGCGGCTACGGCTATTCTGCGGATTGCGTAAGAGGCACCGGTGGCTACCGCAACCGGCACCGCGACAATCAACTTCGGCGCCCACCCCGGGGCGAACGAGGCGAGTGTCGCCGTTACCGGACAAACTGCGATTAGCGCCACCAGTAAGGCGGAGGCGTGGGTGATGGCAGACGACACCACCAGTGACCACACAGCCAAAGACCACCGCTTTTTTGCTACGCTGTGCTCGCCTACCTGCGGGACGCCTACAGCCAATACAGGCTTCACGATTTATGCAACATGCCTACAAAAACTCAGCGGCACCTACCAGGTGCGCTGGGTGTGGGCAGACTAAAGGACAGCCGCCATGGCACTCGACGTAAACATCAAAGGCCCTACGACAGGCACTGCCGGCGTGGCGGGGACGGGCGCGGACCAACTCAAGATCATCCCCGAAAACGACGCCATCGCCAACCCGTCGAACGTCGGCGGCGTGCGTGTTTTTTCCGAAGTCGATCAGGGCTACATCACGGGCACAACGCGGCTGTACTCGCCTGAAGCCGACAATGATTACCGGCTGCGCGTATCGCAAGACTTGCTGTTTGATGAGGAAGTCTTCAACTACGCAGCCCAAAACACGGGCAAGCACTCGTACGCAACGGCGACAAACATTGCGACTTGGTCTGTAGTAGGACTGCAGTTCAGTGCGGCCACCGCCTCCGGTGCCGGCGCTTTGGTGAAATCCTACGCGCCATTCCCGAACAACGGCACACAAACGCTGTCCATGGACATGGAGGTGGCTTTTTCTGCGCAACCCGTAGCCAACTCAGTTAATGAATTTGGGTTTTTTGGCGTGGCGTCGGCCAACTTGTCCGCCCCGGTCGATGGCGTGTTTTTCCGTCTGACGTCTGCAGGCTTGCAGGGTATCGCCAGCAACAGCGGCACTGAGACAAGCACCGGTATTTTCCCGACATCGTCCACAAATGCGACGCCGTGGACGTACACCAACGCAAAAAATTACCAGTTCATTACGTACTTGACGGCCGTCGGCGCGTATTTTTGGGTTAATGATGGAACGGGAGCAGTGCTGCTCGGCTCCATTCCACTGCCGACAGCGCAAAGCCGTATAGTTCGAAGCGTTGGACTGTGCGCAGGTTTCAACGTTCGCGCACTGGGCACCGTCACAGCAGGGCCCGCCATGACCGTGGGAGCCTACAACGTGCGACTCGGGGGCTCCAACATAAGCACCATCCCCAGCACCTCCGGCAACCGCATTTATGGAAGCTATCAAGGGTTGTCGGGCGGCACAATGGGTAGTTTGGCCAACTACGCCAATAGCGCCAACCCCACAGCGGCAGTGCCAACCAACACAACCGCCGCACTTGGCACGGGTTTGGGCGGGCAGTTCTGGGAGACGGTTTCGTTGGCCGTCAACACAGACGGCATTATTGATTCTTATCAAGTGCCTGCGGCCTCTTTGTCTGTTCCCGGCAGGCGACTTGTCATTCGCGGTATGGGGCTGACAAGCTACGTCCAGACCGTGGTGGCTGGCGGCCCCTACGTTGCACAGTATTCGCTGGCGTTTGGGCATACGGCCGTTTCACTTGCAACCGCTGAAGGTACCGCTGCAAAAGCCCCGCGCCGCATCCCGCTCGCATCCTTCACGCAAGTCGTGACGGCAGCGCAAGCCGTCAGCACGCTGGTTTCTCAGCCGGGAGGGTCGTATCAGGATTTTGGCGACGCCCCAATATTCGTCAATCCTGGCGAGTTTGTGGCGCTGGTGACCAAGCACATCGGCACCGCAGGCACCACCGGCACGGTCGCTCACGTTGTCACCTTCGTTTATGGCTGGGAGTAAATCATGCCCGTCACATATGGAACTTTCACAAAGCAGGTGAAACTGCTTCCGCTGACCATCTTCCCGGACGACCGGGCCAGTGTGTCTGTGCGCTTCGGTTACGTCGGTGAATCCGGCGTATTCGAGCCGATGACGGAGCAAGTCATCCAGATCGCGCCGGAGGGTGTGCGCGAGATACTGGACGCAACCCCGACACACGGCCTCAGCCGCCGTGATGATCTTGCGTATGCTGTTTACACCTACCTGGTTAAAAACGGTTTGATCGAGGCCGGGCATATTTCATGAGCCGCACGCGCCTGCTCGTTCTGGCGCTGGCGTGCATCATTGCAATGCCGTTGCTCGCGCTCTTGATGGTCGCTCAGGCGCTCATCGGGGGCAATCGCGCGCTCCGCATGGCTATCGCTATAGATCAATGCGGCAATGCAGCACTTGGCGGAAGCGAGGACGAAACGATCAGCAGCAGGACGGGGCGACACGCCAACGCCGGTAAACGTTGGGCGTTGTGCTTGCAGCGGTGCATTGATTTGCTTTTCGGTGAAGGGCACTGCCAAGCATCCATAGGGGAATAAATGTCCCTGCTACTCGCGCTTACGAGCAGTGGCGGTAACGCGACTGTAGCCCTTTCCGGCATCGCGGGCGCCGGCGCGGTCGGCACGTCGACACCTGTCGTCAACCCCTTTATCCAGGGGGCCGCTGGAACGGGTGCCGCAGGCACGTCGACACCTGTCGTCAACCCTTTCATCCAGGGCGCTGCAGGCGCCGGCGCGGTCGGCACGTCGACACCTGTCGTCAACCCCTTTATCCAGGGGGCCGCTGGAACGGGTGCCGCAGGCACGTCGACACCTGTCGTCAACCCTTTCATCCAGGGGGCCGCGGGAACTGGCGCGGCGGGCACGTCGACATCTGTCGTAAACCCTTTCATCCAGGGGGCCGCTGGAACTGGCGCGGCGGGCACGTCGACACCTGTCGTCAACCCCTTCATCCAGGGCGCCGCTGGAACGGGTGCCGCAGGCACACCGACAACTACGGCCGTTACCAACACTACGGTGATCCCGGTAGGCGTCGAGGGGTCTGCCTACGCCGGCGCACCACCGATACCTGCGCTGTTGTTGCACGGCGACGGTAATCTGGACGACTCGTCGCCCGCAGCGCACACCATCACGGCTGTCAACGGGGCCACAACGTCTACAACACAGTGGGTTTTTGGAGGGGCCTCGTTACGGTTTCCCAGCCAGTCCGCGTACCTCGATGTCAGTAACCCCTCGCAGTTTGCTTTTGGCGCGGGGCAGTTCACGATACGCGGCAAGCTGTTTATGGAGTCGGGCAGCCACGCCAACAGCAAAGTTTTTTTCATAGGTCTGGGTGTAGACGGTGTTGTGCAGATCTTCGCCGGCACCGCGGCCGGAACTGGCGGTCTGCCAGGCATCGGGTGCGAGACAAACAACGCCAACTACAGCTTCGGCGGCTCTTTTGCTTTCAACACGTGGGTGGATTTTGAGGTTTCGCGCGACAGCAGCGGGGTTGTTCGGACATTCCTGAATGGCGTAGTCGTTGCTTCTCACACTGACGCCGGGACGCTAGCGACACCAGACTACGTTCACATAAACGACTACGCCAGCGCCGCGACCTACGGGCTCGTCGGGTACATCGACGAGCTTCAGGTGTTCACGACGTGCCTGCACACAGCCGCGTTTACACCACCAACGCTGCCGTATAGCAATGCCAACCCAACGCCTGTCGTAAACCCCTTCATCCAGGGGGCCGCTGGAACTGGCGCTGCAGGCACGTCGACACCTGTCGTCAACCCTTTCATCCAAGGCGCGGCGGGGGCTGGTGGTGCCGGTGTTGTTACAGTTTCTACGGGCGCCAGCACTACCATAACCCCTACGGGCCTTGCGGGAACTGGCGCTGCGGGCACGTCGACACCTGTCGTCAACCCTTTCATCCAGGGCGCTGCAGGCGCCGGCGCGGTCGGCACGTCGACACCTGCCGTCAACCCATTCATCCAGGGCGCTGCAGGCACCGGAGCTGTCGACACACCGACACCTGTCGTCAACCCTTTCATCCAGGGCGCTGCAGGCACCGGCGCCGCAGGTACGTCGACACCTGTCGTCAACCCCTTTATCCAGGGGGCCGCGGGAACGGGGGCTGCAGGGGCAGTGGCCCCGGTAGTCACGACGGGCGTCGCGGGTGTTGGCGGGGCCGGCGCTGTTGGCAGCGTGACTGTCGCTATAGGCTTTGACACGGCCGTTACACCTGTCGGTGTGGAGGCTTCCGGGGGCCTCGGAGGAGTTGAAATACCCCGCACAGTGCTCGCAGCGGGCGCAGCGG